TTGACCGTCGTTTGCTTGCTCGGCGGATAAGTCGACGTGAAAACCTGCTGCGCGGCGTCGTTCCATGACCGCACGACGACGACGATGCCTTTCGAGACGGTCAGCGCGCGCTCCAACTTCAGCCCTTCGACATTGCTCACTGAGTAGCCGGTTTCGGCGTCGGGCGGCGTCCAGTTCACGCGAAAGGGCGTCGCCGTCGACGGATCGACCTTCGGGTGAAAGTTAAGCGTCTTGCCATCGACCCACACGTTGAACTGCTCGTGCCGCGCAAGCTCACAGAGCAAATCCCACTCGGTACGCGCCGCGGTCATCTTGTCGTGATCGATTTCGTAGAACTTGCCGGCGAGCGTCTTTGTCGGCGTCACACTGGCAGTCATGCCGTGCCGCTGCGCGAGGATTTGCGCAATCTGCGACGACGTTTTGTTTTGCCATTTCTCGGTTGTTTTCGCGTCGATGAAAACTCGCGTGAGGTCGCGACCGGAGAGGTGAATAGTTCCGGAAACCGGGTCATATTCGAGCGTATCAACCTGCCCGTAAATCAGCGAGGTCAATTCTTGCGCTGTCCAATTCGTCGGGTCATCCGGAATGCCCGCGAAAATCTCGACGTAAATCTCGGTCTGGCTCGAAAGCCAGTTCAAATCTCGATCGGGCGGCAGCTTGTTCGCGGCGAAGGTGATCGAAAAGGTGTCCGCGCTCGCGAAGTTGTTGTTATCGACTTCGAGCGCGATCCACCCTTTGATTGCCGTCAGAGGTTGATCCTTGCCTGCGAGTGTCACCGCGCCGCGTACCGCCTGCGCGGTGTTAGGCATCTAGCACGCCTCCAGAGTCGCCCGTATAAGGCGGGATGGTGATGGTTTGATTGCCGCTGATGTTCGTGTCGTTGCCGAGCTGCGGATTCGCCTTCTGCAACGCCGTCCACCCGCTGACCTTGCCGTAGAACTTCGAAGCCAGGTCGAACAGGTTGCCGCCGCCGACTTGCACCGTCTTGACGCCGCTATTGATCTGCCCGAGGTTCGACCCCATGCGACCGAGCACGCTATTCAACTGCACGAGCGCCGCTTGATTCTGCATGGCGTTGATCTGCGTGCTGATGTTCGCCACCTGGCGCGATAGCGGGTTGCTCGGCAAAATGCCGCCGAGTGTCGTCACGCTCATCAGCGTGTTTTCGGTCGACGAGATGAGCACTTGCACCTGCGATCGCACGGCGTTGAGCGGTTGCAGCACGCCGTTGATCGTGCTCTTTGCCGCCTGCGCGAACGACGAGACAGAACTAATCGCCGAGTTGAGCGTCGCCATCGGCGCGGCTAGGGAAGGGAAGTTCGACGAGAGCGATGTCGCGGTCGAGAGGTCCGTATTGATGAGTTCGTCGACGCCCGGCACGGCGCCGCCGCCGTCATCGTTTAGATAGTCTTGAACGACCGTGCATGAGATGCGATAGGGAATCTGATATTCCCGCTGAAACTCCGCTTCAAACTCGGTGATGACGACTTTGTAGAGGAATTCGGACCATGACAGCGTGAGCGGCAAGCCGTCGTCGTGCATCGACTTCAGCGTGAGTGCGCGGTCGAGCGCGGTCGAGCCGACGAACCAGCCCGACCAATGAATCGGCGCGTGATCGGCGCCGAGCATGTCGACGACGCGCGCCCCGCCGACGAGCCGATGAACGACCGCGCGATGCTCAGTGCGAACGGCGATGTGTTCAGGAATCTCGTAATTCTGAAACGTCACATCGCCGAGGGTGAGAATGGTCGCCATCAGTAAGCCATCCCCGCGGGCACCTGACCCATTGAGAAATCGAACGTGTTTGAACTCGCCAGACTGCCGGCCCCCTTGGCGAGATGCTTATCGAGCACCGCGCCGACTTTCTTGCCGTCGAGATAGACGTCGCCGGGTTTGCCGGCCGCGCCTGCTTGTGCGGCGGTTTTGACGTTCGGCGATTCACGGTTCAGCGAGGCGTAATAGTTGCGGTCCGCCTGAGTTGCACCATTGACGCCGACCGTAGGAGCCGGGTTGACTGCGCCGTCCCCACCGAGCCATGTCGGGCGATGCTTCCACAAGTCTTTGATGGTGTCCCAAAAGCCGACGAGCAGCCCGGTAAGAACCGGAATCGCTACCGTCAGACCGCCAATCACCCAAGCCAACCCGGAACCAATGCCGAGCACACCAGCGAGCGCAGTAACGCCGCCGATTACAACGGCGATAGTGCCGCCAACGACCAGCAGCGCGGCGAACAGAGCCATTGCGACGGCGATCGCTTTGACGAGGCCCGGATTGTTCTTCGTGAACGACTCGACGCCGCCGAGAATCTTGTTGAATGCGTCCATGCCGCGATTGACGATCGGCAGCACATGCTCGCCGACGTTCGTCAAAATCTTTTGCCACGATGCAGCGGCGGCTTGCTTCTTGCCGTCGAAGGTGTTCATCAACGTGTCATACGCCGAATTGATGCCTTTTTGCTTCCTCACTGCGTCGACAGAGTGCGCCAGCGTTTCGCCGTTGCGGTCGATCTGCGAGTACAGCATGCCGCCCGTTCGACCGAACAACTTGACGTTGTAATTGTCGCGATCGGCCTGCGTCTTGAGGCCCATCTTGTCGTACATGGGGCGCACGAACTTTTGAAACCATTCGGCCGGGTCTTGCTGAAGCAATTCAGCGCCCGCGAGCAATCCCTTCGACTGAATGTTGGCGACACCTCCGTGCGGGTTGAACTTGACGTTCTGCCCGTTCCACAGACCCGAATTGATCAGTTCGTGAACGATCTGATTCGGCAGCTTGATATTGCCGTTCAGTCGGTTGTATGCCGTCATCAGCGCCGTACCCGCCGACGTGCCTTTCATCGAACCCATGACCGGCTCTAGCTTCGAAAGCCCCGAATCGGTCAGGTTCAGTGCGGAGACGCCGCCGCGCGCGAAGAAGGCGCGCAGGTCTTCGTACTTGATATTGCCCTGCGACGAGTTGACCATGCGGTAATACAGGTCGCCGCGCCGGTTAAATTCGGCCGCGCTGTGCAAGCCGCCCGTTTCTTCGATCGCGCGCAGGAAGTTCATTTCGTCGGCGTGCGACATTTCCTTGCCGCTTGCCTTCGACAGCACAGCGAGTTTCGAGAGCATCGGCGCGGCGAGTTTCGCGCCTTCGAGCGCCGCGCTCCCTTTCAGACCGGATTCGCGGAAAACACCCTGCGCTTCCGTCATCTTTTTGAGGTTGTCGACATACGACGAGCCTGCGATGTTCATGTTCTTCGCGAACTCGAACGCCTCTTGATTCTGCTTGTCGGTCATGCCGAACAAGCTAAAATTGGCTTTCGCCTTCTCCCACTTCGACGCGGCATCAATGGCGGGCTTGAGTGATGCGGCGATGGATACGCCGAGGCCGATTGCGATCGTGCCGCCGAACGCGGCTTTCGCCGACCCGCTCATGTTTCCGATCGCACGCTGTAAGCGCTGAACCGTACCCTCAACGTGCGAAAACTCGCGCGCCATCTGCATTAAGCCGTGCGATACTCCATTAATCAGCGAAATCCTTACGCCGATCTTAAAGGCTTCATACATGAGAAAATCCTATAGGTTTCGACTCCATGAGTTCGCAGCCGATCATTTCTCGTTCGTCCAATACCCGAACATTCGGCGCGCGCGCGTGCAGGAGCCGCCGTCGACCCTCAAACGGGTGTCGGCAGGCGCCGCGCTGCTGCTCATTGGTCCGCCCGCGCTCGCGCTGGTGTATGTGATGACGGTCGTCGTCGCGCACGCGTTTAGCTGATTTCGCGAGAGGTCATTTGCGTGCCGACGCTCACGTTCTCGCCTAGAAACCCGGCGACGAACGCGCGACCGAGAACGCGCTTGATGAAATCTTCGTTGTGAAGCACTGCCGGCCCAAGAAAGGGGCGGGCAGGAATGCGATTCGTGCCAAGTTCCTGATATAACGCGACGTCGGAATCTGAGCCGACAATCGCCTCAGTGCGGTTGTGCGCCGCCTTGATCGACTCGCGCAGCTCGCCGGAGCGCAAGAGCGGATCATTTTCAGAGAATCCCTTCGCGACACGATCCGCCTTCGTTGAGTCGGCGAGTTCCGGCCAGGCGTCAAAATGTCCGATGGCCGGCTGATATGTGCCGAGTTCTTCGCGCGCGGTGTCGCGCACGCGCTGTGCGACAGCTTCAAGCCCCGATTGCATTGCAAACGCGACGGCCGCATCGCGCGAGAGCAAATGTGCAGCGAACGAGCCCAGGCTGTTGAATGTACGCATTACGCCTCTTTCTCGAATTCCATGCGCTCATAGTTGAACTTGTTGCCTTCAAACTCCGAGAACACGATAGAAAAAGCCGTTCGTGTCACGTCGTCGACCGAGAACGCAACATCGAACGGCACGCCATTCCGAACTAGCCAAAGCGATTCGCGAACCGCAACGGAGCGCGCTAGTTTTTTACTTCTTCTCTCTGCTCTTCCGGCGATTCGCCGCCGAAGTTCTCGTTGACGGCGTTCATGACAGCGGTCACGCCTTCCTCATCGAGACGCGTGATAATCGCTTCGATTTCGCGCTCACTGTTCGGGTAGTTGACCGCGTTGCCGTTGATCGCGGTAACGAAGGTGATCGGGATCACCATACCGACGTACACTTGATTTTTCGCCGCTTCGCCGAGAATCTTCACGAGCCGGAACTGAGACAGGACGCCCGGTTTCTTCAGCGTCACCGTCAGGCCGTTCGGCGTGTCGATCGTCACCGCTTCAGCGGCTTTCTTCACGAGTTCTTTCGAAGGCGTGTCGGCTACGGGCGCCGATTTCTTGCGGACGTTCACTGTCGTCATTTACTGTTCCTTGTGCTTAGAGCTTGATGCGTTGTTCGGCGACGAACGAGAGTTTTTGCTTCACGGTCGCGTCGCCGGCGAAGTCGCCCGCGTCGTCGAGTTTGAAAATCACGCCGACGAACTGGTATTGCGACACGACGCCGCTCGCTTCGGTGATCGTCTCGGTGATCGTCGAGCCGGTCAGGTCGAGGCCGGCGTAATAGTTCGCCTCCTGACCCGCAAAGAAGTCATCGAGCGTCGAATCCTGGCGCTCGACTTCGAACGAACCGGACCAGCCATCGGGGAAAATCAGGTGACGCGTGCGACCGTCCAAGCCCTTGACCTTGACGTCGGTCGTATCCGGCTTGGCGGTAAATTTGGTGATGAGCGAGAGCGGCAGCGAGCCATTCGGCGTCTGAATGTTGACCGAAAGATCGCGCCCTACGGTAAAGCCGTTGAGCGGCATATGTGAGCCTCAAAAGAAAAAGCCCGCGCGCGGCGGGCCTTGAGATTGCAGGGGGTGAGGGGCTTACTGAACGCTCGACTGGATTTGAACCGTCTGACCGCCTTGCAGGTTGATCACGAAATACAGCACGACGGACAGGTATTTCACCTTGACGTCGGCTTGCATGTAACCGGCTGCGACCGCCGAATCCGGGTTGTTCGCCTTGTCGATCTGAACCGTGAACGGCGCTTGCGTCGGGTTGTTGACGTCGCCGATCATGTTCAGGCGCCAGAGGTTCGACAGGAACGCTTGCATCGCCGCGCGAACGTCGTTGCGCAGGTCGACAGTCTGATTCTTGCCGATGACCGTTCCGAACGCCGCCGCAAGGGTCAGAGCAAGGTAGTTGGTCATCCGCGTGTAGTTGTCGCCATCCTGCCCCGCCGTGCTCGACGCGTTGCCGCCCGTCTGCGTCGCGTAGTAGTTGCCGCCCGGCGACGGGTTGCCGATCACGTCAAGACGCGCCTGATTGATCGCGCCGATTTCCGCGCTCGTGTAGGGCAGGTTTTGCGCGGTGCGCTGCGTGCCGACGATGCCGTAGAGCGGTTTGTTCAGGCTCGATTGCTCCGGCGACAGAGCGGCTTGCTTGCCAGCCCAAAACGTTGCCGGACCGAGCAGGCGGTTTTGCTGATTCGTACCGTCGAAGTACGTGACCCAATCGCCGACGAATACCTTGACGCCGTAGCCATCGGCGCCGGCCGTGTTGAGCGCGGTCGAAACGGTCGTGTAATTCGCGCTCGGTGCGCCCTGCAAGCCGAAATAGATGCCCTCGGACAGAGAGAACGCGAGCACCGTCGACGCGGCGGTGAGGTCCGAGTGATCGACCAAGCAACCGACCTGGGCGCCAGTGCCGCGCAAGCAGTACATGCCTTTGCGCGTGCCGGCGTTGCCGTCGGCGCCGACGAGCAGCGAGTCGGTGAGCGTCGTCGTGCCGTCCGTGCCGCTCGCGAAGGTCGCAGGCGTCGTGATGTTCGGCGCGGCGGTTGCCGGGCCAGCGGTCGCGACGACGAGCTGCGACGGGCCGCGCACGTTCGATTGGCCGTTGTTGATCGCGTTGACGATGTTCGTCCACAGCGCCGCGCCAGTGCCGCCGATGTTGTCGAACACTTCGGCTTGCGTGCCCGGCAGCGAAATCGTGACCTTGAACGTGCTCGACTTCGTGCCCGCGGTGACGGCGGCGGTGATCGAGTTGCCGCGCGTGCCGGTGTAGATCGCCGTCAGGTTCGCGCCGATTGCGGGCGTTCCGTTCGTGTCCATCAGCTTGCCGGTCGCCGCGACGTCGGTGCCGTCCGTGACGCGCACGTATTGAACCGCGGTTGCGCCTTGCAGGAAGAACACGTTCATCGCGGTCGCGAGGTCGTACTTGCGAACCTGCGGAGCGCCGAGCCATTGCGTGACGTCAGCGGGCGAGCCAACGAGAACCGGCGCATTGACCGGACCCCAGGAGCCAATGCCGACCGCGCCGAGAATGTTCGACGGTACGCCGTTGATGATGAGCGGGGGCGCCTGGATAGACAGATAGACGCCAGGAGCGGAGAGGGCCGAAAAATTCAGCGAGCCAGCTTGATAAATCGGCATTATTTAGCCTCCTTCGCGACCTTCACGCATTTGTCGGCGTGACCTTCGTCGATGACCTTCTGAATTTCGGCCGCATCACTGATGCGCGTGCCGCGCTCGGTGAAGCCGAACTGATGCAGCACGACGAGTTCATAATCGAACGTCGCCGCGTCGTCTTGCTTTGCCATAGGGTTCCTAGACGGGTTTGAGAACGGCGCCGGCATCGGTCACGATGTTCAGGTCGCCGACAATGACTTGCGGAGCGTCCGAGACCTTCGTCGTCGCGTAATCGACGCGATAACGGAAGTCGCGACGAAACAGCCGCGCTTTCTCGCCGATGTCCTGCTGCGGGCTATCCATGTAGACGATTCGCGCGTTGAAGCCATCGGGCATCGCGAGAAACACAAGGTCGGCGAGATTCGGATCGATCACGTTGGCGAGCGCCGTGCGTTGCGCGGGCGTGCTGCACCAAAGCGTGATTTGGAACGCGCGATCTTGGTTCTTGATGACCTTGACCGCGGTTCCTGTGCCGCCCGTTCGAAGTGCGCCAATAGCGGCGTTCGCGGGCAGGGTGATATTTGCGCCTGCGCTTGTCGTGCCGGGATAGTCCTGCGCGATGATTGCGGCGAGCGCTGCGGCGATGCTCGCGAGCGTGTCGGTCGGCTGCACCGAGTAGGAGTAGGGCGAATTGCCGACGAACACCGCGAGGTTTTGCGCGGAGAATGGCGAGGGCAGTGCGCCGCCGACCGTGACGACACTGCCCGCCTTCGCGAGCGTGATCGTCGGTGCGAACGAGTCGCGCGGTTGCCAGCCCTGCATATAGCGCGTCGTCTTGCGCTCGATCGCGGTCGCGTAGACCGAAACCTGCGCTACGCCTTGCGCGAGATCGGAATCGAGGCTCGCTTGCGTCGGCCAGCCCGCGCCCACGCGGACATTGAAGCCGACCGCCGAAGGTTGATTCGTGCCGTTCGGATAGAGCCAGCCGGCGATTAGGCCGACGAGCACGTTTTGCACATCGGAAACGTCGCTCATGTCTGCCCCTGTTGCGCAGTAAGCCGCCAGCCCAAATCGCTAAGCTCAGCGCTCGAAATGATGTAGCGCCGCCCGAGCTCGTCGGCGATGAGGTCGCCTGATCGCAGCACGACGCCCGGCACGAACGGCAGCAGGATCGCCCACCACGCGTCACGCACATCGCCAGGCAGCGCGACACCGCCTTTTTCGCCCTTCGTGCCTTGCAGCACGCTCGCCGGCCATCCGGTCATCAGCGGCGTCTCATTCGCCGCCGTCGTGCCTTCGTAGTCGGTCACCGCGCCGAATTGCGTCTGCACTTGCGGGCGTGTGATGTTGATCGTGCGATTGCACTCGACGACGAGAATCGGGAGAAGCGGTTGTTGAGCCGCGACGAAGAACTTGCCGGTCGCGCCGATGAGGTAATCACCAACTTGCGTAACTCGACCGTCCATAACCGCAAACCACGTCGGTTTGCCGTACTTGTTCGGGCGCCGATAGGTCATGTCCTCCGCGTTGAGACTGGCGAGGAAGTTCGTTGCGACGATCTGCGCGACCGTCATATCCGCCGACGTCGGCCGGTAGAGGGTGAATGCGTTGCCGATGCGCTTCGCTACCTGCGCATAGCCCTTGTAGACCTGCGCTTGTGCTGTCGCGCCGTTCATCAGACCACCAGCGCGATAGAGCCGCCGCTACCCGATACGTCAAACGCCGGGCCGGGCGGGATGCCGAAGAATCCGCACAAGCGGCGCCGCGTCGAGTCGAACAGCGCTTCGCGGTCGCGCTGCTCGTTCTTGTTGTGCGTCCACACGGCAGCGACGTCCGTATCGAGGTTGTCGCTTGTGCCGTAGATGGCCGTTTCCAGCGCGCTCAATTGCGTGAGGTAGTTGGTTACAACCGCCTCTTCCGCGTCCTGCATGTTCGACATGCGGAATTCGAGCGTGCCGTACTGCTGAAAGAATCGATACCCGAACGCCTGAACGGGTTGCCCGCCGTAGAGCGGATAACCGCAGAAGCGTCGAACATCGACCCGTTGAGCGTCGGTGAGCATTAGCCCTGTTCCCCGTTGATGCCGAGCAAGCGCGCGCCGCGCTCGATAAGCAATTTGATTTCAGCCTTCGCCGTCACAACCTCGCCCGCGAGCCATGCCTGAAGGTCGCCGGCTTCGTCATAGAAGCCATGCGGCGCGGCAAGCGTCACAGAGTCGGGGAGCGGAGCGGTTTTTGCAGCCTTGGCGGGCTTCGTGACCTTCGGTGCGTCTGTCGGTGCATCCGAGGTCACGAGAGCCGCTTGCGCGCCTTCTGGCGCAGTTGCGTCACTCATGATTTCCTCGTGAAAAGGGGCGCGCCGGATTTGCCGGAAAACGCGCCCCATGCCCGATTAGGCCGATTCGATCACGACAGCGCGCTTGAAGTAGCTGTTCGTCGCGGTCGGGATGATGTTTTGGTTCGCCGTGATGTCGGTCGGAACAGCGAAGCCACCGATCCAGTACCACGATTGAGCGATGATTTGCTTCAGGCGGTCGAGCGGTTCACGCGTGACCATTGCAACGCCGTCGATCATCTCGATCAGACCTTCCTCGATGCCGATGTCGCTATGCGCAATCGCCTCGTAATCGCCCTCAATCAGCGCGCCTTGGCCGCACATGATGCCGCGATGCACGTTGACCGCGCCGAGCGTTTGCTGCGGCGATTCGACGGTCGGGATGATGCGCAGGCCCATCAGTTCCATCACTTGGCCGGTCTGATACGCTTGCGAGCCGTACTGACCTTGATAGAGCAGTTTGAAATCCGCATCCTTGAACAGACCCTTCAACTGCGCGTTGTCCGCGTAGAAGTTGTACAGACCGCCGACGGTCGGCACGCGGTTGTTGCGCAGCACGGTCACGCCCGCGAGCAGGTCTTGCATCGTGAGCAGGTCGCCCGCGACGATTGCCGAGGTCGAGAGACGGCCGTTCGGACGGAGAACCGAAGCGGCATTCGCGGCGATGACCGAATTGCCGGCCGTGCCGTCAGCGGTCGAGACGTTGCCCGAGAACGTCAACGTACCCGAAACGCCGTTCGGAGCGGTCGAGACGTTCGAGCCGTCGACGGCGACGCCGGTCAGCGTGTAGCTGTTGCCGTTCGCGAAAACGACGTTCAGCGTGTTCGTGCCGGAAACCGGGACGAGAACGCCGTTCACGCTCACATACTGGAAGCCGCGCACGTCGTCGACTGCGACGGTCGTTGCCGGCGCGCCGAGGGTCGTGCGAACGCGGGTGTTACCCGACAGGTATGCGCCGAACAGCTTGTTACGCGCGAGGCGGTCGAGCGATTGCATCGCTTGGACGCCGTTCACATGCGCGTTTTGCAGGAACTGCGACGCGATGCCGACGCGAGTCGTCACCATGTTAAGGTCCATCGTGTCGCCGTACATATCGATGCCGAGCGTGTACTGCTCGATCGTCCAGCCCGACGGCGTGAGACCGTTGTCGAGGTTCGTGTTGCCGGCCGGCGAGAGCGGAGCCGTAACCGGAGCCTTCAGGCCGCGGCGCGTCTTCGTGATCGTTTCACCGACCGCATTCGCGAACTTCTCGCGGTCAGCGACAGCGCGATACGTGATTTGCGATTCCAAGCCGCCTTGAAACTCGCGCGCCAGGAAACCTTGTTGGATTGCCGGTTGGAGAGCGGCGGGGAAATTGCTGATCGGCATGTGATGCGTTCCTTAAAAGCAAAAAGCCCGCGCAATGGCGGGCTTCGGTTTAGGTGTGTACTGCTCTGTGTCGGGCGGGACTTAGCGCGCTGCCTTCAGGAAAGCGGCCTTTGCTGCCTCGTAATCCTTCGATTCGACCTTGCGAACGTCGACCGGCTTCGGGTCGCCAGCGGGCGGCGGCTTTTGCGTGCTCGATGTGCTCGTCGTGCCGAAGAGATAGGGCTTTGCCTTCTTCGCGGCTTCGAACAGTTCATCAGCGCCGATCACGTCGCCGTTCTCGTCGAGCTTCACGCCGGAGAGGTCGAGCACCTTGAGCGCGTCGTTCACGTCGACAACGCCGTGTTTCGCGGCGACGGCTTTGAGTTCGGCGCGCAGCACGCGATCGTTCGCGGCTTTTTCAGCGGCGGTGAGCGCGTCTTTCGTGCCGGCTTCGAGTTCGGCGATTCGCGCTTGCGCGGTTGCAAGTGCGGTGTCTTTTTCTGCCGCCTTCAGGCGGTAGGATTTCGCCTCATCGCGCAGTTCGCTCACGTACTCGCGGGAGAACGATTCTTTCGGCGCTGGCGGTGCGGGCGGCGTCGAGTTGCCGCCAGTGTCGCCGTCGTTGTTGCGGAACTGAAAGAGGCCGGAAAAGCCGAGAATGACGCGAAGGAGATTCGAGATACGCATGTGGTTTGCTCCGATTAGTTGAGGGATTCAGCAAGGGCTTGCGCATCGGCGCCAGCCGCGCCCGCGAGAACCTGCGAGTCGTGATCGCTCATGTTGATGTGCAGCCCGAGCACGAGCGCGTCGTTCACGTCGCGGTGTCGATCAAAGCCGGATCGAAAAAGCGCAACCGGCCCCTCCTGAGAGGTGATGACGACAGCCGCGGATCGCGCGCCAATCGAAGCAACCAGCGCATCAACTAGCCGTTGGATTTCGTCGAAGTCTTGTGTGAGAGGCATCTGCCCGCCCTAAAAATGAAAAAAGCCCGCATCGAGCGGGCCGGTTCGGTTTTGCGCATCAGGCGCGGACTACTCAAACATATCGGGCGTGACGATGGTGCGCGCCACTTGCCCGAATCGTGCGTGATAGGTGATTGCGACAGCCGCACGTTCAGACAGCCATCCGCCGCGCGCCGCATACGCATCACGCGCTGCGATCGTCGGGTGTTGGATGACCGTCATGCCGCTGTGCTCTTTCTCTTCGACGTGATGCCTGTGACCCGTATGCGCGTATCTGCGTGTTGTTGCGCCCCAGACCTTCGGGAATTGAGCAGCGAAAAGCATCGGCAGGTCGCTGTTCTTCCGCATGTGGCCGTGATGGAACGCAATCAGCGTTTCGCCATGCTGATGCACGTAATACGGCAATTCGGACTCGATGACGATTACGCGCGGCTCGTTCTCATACAGCGCCTTGAACATCGCGCGCAACCAGATGCTTGATGCGAGGTCGTGATTGCCTTCCGCCATCAGCACGACGACTTGCTCATGACGCTCTAGCGCGAAATCGACAATGCGGCGGAGCACGCGGATCGCGGCGCCGACGATCTTTGAGAATCGCCCGTCTTGATCCAGAATGTGACCGTGCGTAGGCGTCACAGGAAGCATGCCGTCGCTGTGCAGGAAGTCGCCTAGCTGCGCGATCAACCCGGTCTTTGCGGCCGGAGCCGAATTGACCATGTGCAGGAACGCCGATACCAGCGTTCGCTCGGCGATTTTGATGTCCCAGTTCGCGTCAAGCGTCTCCTTCGCGGATGCGAGCATTCCGACGTGGCAATCGGTCAGCGTGTAGACGTTGCACAGGTCGGGCTTCGTGTCGCGCGGCTCTGCGATCGGGTCGACGCGCGGCAACTCTTTCGCCATCGCGTCGAACGCCTCGCGGATAATCGCCGCTTGGCGCTCGTTGTCGACCGCGCTTTTCACCCATTGGGCGCGCGGCTTGCCCTCCGCATCGAAGTACGTCGAGACGCCCTTCACGAGATACCCGTCGGGGACCGTGCGAGTCATCGCATGATCCGGCGAGTATCCCGACCGCGCCGCGCGCTTCTTCAGCGCGAGCATTGAATTGCTGATGGTGCCGCGACTGACGCCGAGCGCAGCAGCCGCTTTGCGTTCGGAGCCGTACTTGTCGACGGCTTCGATAAACTCGATTTGCCGCGGCGTCGCCCACTCGGTTAGACGTTTATCGCTCAATCAGCCTCCGTTAGTCGCCGGTGTTGTCCGGTGCCGGTTTGAGTTGCTTCGCCTTCGCGACTTCTGCGGCGTCCGCTTCTGCGGATTCCTTCGCGATGCGCGCAAGCTCGCCCGGCAGGTCTTCGACGTCGTATTGCTCGATGAGCGATGCGGTCGCCGTCTCTTTCGAGAGCATGTTTCCTTGCGTGAGCGCCGTCAGCGCGTTCGCCTCGTTGAGCTTGTCGCTCCATGTCGGCGCGTACCAGGCGGGCCACTTCAGCGCGAAAGGCTTTTCGGTGGCGATCGGCGCGATCTTTTGCCCTTCCGAGTCGACGAGTTGCGCTTTCTGCGACGCCTTCGCGATCATGCGATAGAGTTGCAGCAAGCCCTTCTCGCCGTAGGAGATGCGCAGTTTGTCGGCAAGCCAGATAAGCGCCTGATTCATCAACTCCATTGCGCGCCCTGACTGAGCCGCAGCGATCTTGTCGGCGTCCGCCTTGTTGCCGTGGATCGATTCGAGCGCCACTTGCCGCGCGAGCCGCACGTATTCGAGCAGCGCATTCGTGCCGTCGCCGCTCATTTCGAGCAGTTTCGCGTCGCCGTCAGCGCCGACCGTGATCGCGTTGCCCGCGCCCTTCGTGAGCGTGCCGCCTTGCCCGGTCGCCGGCTCTTTGATGAGCAGCGTCGGGTCGCTCTGATACTTCAGCGCGCGCCCGCCTTGCGAGAGCAGATAATCAATCTCGATGTTCGTGTCGATCGCCTTCGCGAACGTGCATTTGCCGTCGATGTCGTCGCCGCCCGGCAGGTTCTTCATCCAAACGAGCGGGACGAATCCGAGCTTGTGCGATACGCTGCGCTTGTCGTCGCGCGTCATCGTCTCCGGGTCGTTGTCTTTCGACACCGGCATCGGCTGAAACCACGATTCCGCGCTCGCATCCCACTCGCGGCGAAACCAGTGATCCTGCGCGAGCATGTCGTCGGCGATCGGATAGCCGAGCGCCTTGAGCGCGCGACCCTTCGTTTTGTACAGTTCGATGACCTTCGCCAGCGTGTCGGGCGCGTCGTCTTGCCAAACCGGGGTAAGGAACTGCGTGTTCATCACGGAGAAGAACAGGCGATTCTTCAGCACGCGCAGCAGCACCGCAGCCGATCCGACTGAGCCGCGCGTTGCGGCGTCGATCATTACCTCGTTCAGATAGCAGTCTTTCGCGATGCGCTCCAGACCTTCGGCGGCGTCCGCGTTCTCGCTCGTGACGGTCGGGAAGTGCTCTTCGGAGAACAGCAGGCCGACCGAATCATCGACGACTTCGGAGCACAGCGCGAAACGCACAGACGGGCGGCGCTCGCGCAGCGGTATGTATTCGTCGGCGTCCGATTTCTCGGTGTGGAACGAGTGGGGCAGCACGTCGTATTGCGCGCCGTCGAGAACAGCCGTTAAGCAGCCGACTGTGTGCGCGCGGTCTGGAAGGTCGTTATCCTTCGGGTGTTTGTCGCGGAGCGTTTTCCACATTCAATGAATCCGGTATTTGGTGAGGTGCGTTGAGCCGATCAGCCCGCCGTCGGGTTTGCGAGTGAGCACCGCGGAAACCGTGTCGACGTCCGCCTCTTCGAACATGGCTTCGATGTTTGCCTGCGCGTATTCAGGCGCGATGTCATGCAGTGCATGCAGCGTCGAGAACGGTTGAACTTTCATGTGCAGCCTCGATGCGCTTGCGCGCGATTTCGAAATAGCCGGGATCACGCTCGATGCCGATGAAATTGCGGCCGGTGTTGGCGCAGGCGACGCCACACGTACCCGACCCCATGCAGTTATCGAGCACCGTGTCGGCTTCGTTCGTGTATGTGCGAATCAGGTACTCCATGAGCGCGACGGGCTTTTGCGTGGGGTGGACGGTCTTGCCTTCCGAGGCGATGCCAATAATCGAGCGCGGATAATTCTCGAATTCCTGCAGCGAATCCTTATCCGACTTGCCGTAATTGCCGCCGTTGTCGCCGCCCCTGCGAATAGTCGGAACCGCCTTTCTAACCAACCCCTGCGGGTTGTATGTCGGCTGCTTTTCGTAGAACACGAGCACGTTTTCGTGCGTCTTCATCGGCTGCAGCTTCGCGTTTAGATGCCCCGTTGCGCGCGTCTTGTGCCAAATCCACTCATAGCGCAGCATCCCGAGATTCGATGCGCCAAGCACCTTGTCGAATGGAGGCTGCGCCGTAAGGACTATCGCGCCGCGGCAAATCCGCTTGTAGTGCGCCCATAGCGGCGCGAACGGAATCACCGAATCCCACTTGTTCTGAGTCGTGCCGTAGGGCAAATCGCACAGGATCAGATCGACCGACGCCGGGGCGAGCGTCGCCATCACCTCTAGGCAATCGCCGAGGCGCAAATCGTGATGCATGGGGTTCCTATCGGTGAATGTGATCGGATTGGATGCGTTTGGCCGGGATATGGACGAATTTCGTGAACAGGTAATAGCCGATCGCGTCGGGAACGTGATCGAAGCCGAGTTCCTTGTCCGGGTCGTTCGTGCCTTCCTTGTAGACAAGCTGTTCGAGGCACTTGACCGTCTCTTTGCACGACGGGTCGACGAAGTAGTGACGTTTGCCGTCTGCCGACTTGATGCGCCCGTTGACGTAGTTGATCCGGTCGCGCACCAGCGGGTGAGCGTCCATCGCGATGACCTTGAAGCCATACGAGCGAAGTATCGAAATATCCGTTTTGCCCTGCGCGCTCGTCTTGCGTTGTGCGCCGGCCGGGTCCGGATAGATCGTGATGTGATCGAGCTTCGGTTGCGTCGGGTCGAACGACGGAAGACCGTAGGCATCGCGCAGCACGCCCGCCATTTCGTCGGTGTTCGACGTCGGAATGACGTGCTCGGCGATGCACCAGATTTCGCCGTTCGCTTGCTCCTGATGCACGACCGCTGACATTGGGTTGACGTTAAAATCCATTCCGATGTGCAGCGGCAGCGCCGGGTTATATGCGCAGGGCTTGACCGACTCGCGCCGATGGAAGTCGTAATAGACGCGCCCGGAATAGTTCTCGAACGAGCCTTCGTATTCCTGGCGGAACGTGCGCGGGTCTAGCGTGCGCCGAGCGGCCTCGACTTCTTCGGGCGGGACGTTGCCGCCTTGCACCGACGTATAGAGCCATGACTTGTGATCAGGCTCGCCGCCTTCCTGCCCGGCAACCCATGAGTCATAGCAATGGTTGAAGCCCTTCGGCGTGCCGATGCGCAAGCAATGGCCGCCGACATACTTCACGCCGTCGATTTCGTATTTGCACGTCGAGAGCATCGGGCGCAGAACTTCCTTCCACGCCTCATAGGGGCAATCCGCCCATTCGTCGACGAGCGCGAAGAACAGGCCGGAGCCGCGCAGGTTGTCGTATTCGTTCAGCCCGACAATCCGGATGATGTGGCCGGTCTTGAGCAGGATGAAACATTCCGACTCGTTCGGCTTGCTGTCCATCCATGCGCGCGGTATAGCTCGCTTCAGCCGGCGCCAGAACACGCGCTTGGCCTGCTTGAACGTCGGCGCGGCGTACCAGATTTCGTCGTCGGGGCTAACCTTCCAGCGTGCCGCCAGTTGAGCCGCGCGCCGCATCTCTTTTGCGCCGAGGAACGTCTTGCCGAAGCGTCGGCCGCACACGGCATCGCGGAAGCGGGCTTTCGGTTGCCATCCCCACGCGTAAATGTTCGCTTGCTTCGCCGTAAGCTGGATCGACTCGAATACGCTCGTCGGTCCCGTTGGTCGTTTCGCCATGTCAGAGAATCGGCTTTTCGGGGATCGGCTCATCCGGAGAGATGAATGTGTCCGTCGCGGTCATATCGCTGTCGTCGCCGCCGCTAGAGTCGCGCAGCATGTCCGCGCGCGTCTTTTCTAGCGACTCGATGCGCCGCGCCAGGCGTTCGACGTGCTCGCCGTAGTCGACGCGTTTGCGCACCGTCTCGTCGCCCGGCCCAAACTCCGACGCCTCGCGGTCGTGCTTCTGAATGACTTCGAGGCCGTGTTTCGGGTCGTCTTTCCACGCCTTAGCTTCAGCATCGAGCGCGCGCTGCATCCGGAAGCGGAGCAGGGTGATTTCGTCGTCGAGCGATCCGAGCCGCGCGCTCACGTCGTCGAAATCCGCCTTTTCCTCGTCGGTGAGGTGCCGGCCGTAGATGCCGTGTTTCTTCGCGTTCTGATTGCCTTCCGGCGCTCCGTCCGACAGCCCGCCATGCACGCGGCAGACTTCCTTACCCGGAACCGCCTTTGCTGCGCACTGCGCGCCAGTGGAGCGCGCGAACGCTTTGCATTGCACGCGCTGCATTGAAATCTCCTGTTGACATACGCTCTCCTTCGGGTAGTATTTCAGGTCAGCACAACCCGAAAGAGAGAGCACGAATGAAAGATAAATCGAAGCCGGCCGCGATTGAGCGACCGACGCGCACCGTGTACGTGAACCTGTTCGCGAACGGTCACGCCGACTGGTTCGACACCGAAGCCGAAGCCCGCGCGGGATTGAACGCTCGCGCGCTGAAAATTGCTGTGCCGGTTACTTACGAGGTGTGAGCGTGACTGACGACGAAATCCTGATCCTGTGGCAAGACTTGAACAACGCGTTTATGCGCCGCGGGGCAGACCGCGATACGCCGGTGATCGTGCAATTCGCCCGCGCCCTTCTCTCCGCGAGCATCGCCGACACAGCGGGGGCACTGAGCGCAGAGCAAGAGCGGGAGCAGTTTGAAGCTGATTACGCGACCGTATGGAATGCGGCATTGAAAAACAATGGATGGAACGGAGACCACGTAGCCGGTGATGTGAAAGACCTGCGCGAAGGCGATACCTATGGCGAAGGGCGCGATTACCTAAACGCGCGATGGGAAGGCTGGCAAGCCCGCGCCGCTTTGAATGCCCCCGCGAGTCAGGAGCGTGCGGACGCCGACACAGCATGGCAAGTCACGATAGATAGCCGCGACCTGTTCGACAAGCTGCGAGCTTGCTGGCGCGACGGACAAAGCTATGGGGCGTCTTCTGAACAGGCAAGCTGGTCAATGGCGACAGATTACGCCGTGAAGGCAATAGAGTTCTTGAAAATCGCCACTCCCGCGAGTTCGGTAGCCGATGGCGGAAAGGGTGAGGCGGCACTCAAGCTGGAAGGGGAATTGGCTGTAGCTATGAGCATTATCGAGGCGATGCGCTCTGAACTAAACGCCCCGCAAGCCGAGTGCGCACCGCAACAGACAGACGCCGAAGCACTCTACGAAGCATGGCAAAACACGCTCAAGCATGTTGAAACGCAGCCGGGCAGCCCGAATTTTGACGGCGCAGAAGCTTACGAAGCGCATTTGAATGCCGAGTGCGCACCGCGTGAGGCGCAGCCGGTGGCGTGCCCTCACTGTTGGGAAGTCGATTGCTTGACCTGCGGCACAGACGCCGCCCCTACGCCTGAGCGTGCGGACGCCGCCCCTCTCGCCCAGTCCGCAGAGCAAGACAGGATTGATGCGGAGCGGTATCGCTTCCTCCGCGACAAGATGCGCTTTTCCTCGCCTCCCGGCGATATTCCGACCATGACGCTGAGCGCTCCGCTCGAAGCGCCGACGCATGACACGCATAAGGATTGGATCAGCGATCGCTTTGATGCCAGCGTGGACCGCACCATCGACGCCGCCATCGCGTCGCAATCCAAGGAGCCGCGAAGCTAACCCTGCCGGCGTTGCGCCAGCGTCCGCTCGCTGAAGAACACCATCTTCTCCGCGTCGTACACCGCATCGCCGCCGCGCTTCTTCTTCCCCAGGGTGCGCTCTGCGCAGCTACGCCAGAGCGCCTTGAACACGTTCCCTTCTGCGAACGTCATGCCGAGAGCTTCGATGATGTCGTTGCACTCGGCGTCATATTGGGCGCCGCCGCTCGTCGGGTTCACGACAGCCACGCGGTAATAGTTCACCGATCCGCCGGTGTGCTCGCCATCCTGCGCGATGTCGGTCATCCTGGTTTCTCCTGAGCAAATCACAGCGAAAATAGTTGTTGACTGTTCGAATCTCTGGGCGGTATGATTCATCCCATGCGCTGAACGACGCGCACCAACCGGAGAGAGCAAAATGTTCAAGTATACGATCACGTTTCAGCGCGAAAACGGCACGGCGTTCAAGGTTGCGTATCGCGCAGGCAGCAAGAAAGAAGCGATCTTTTTCTGCTCGAACGAGCTTGCCAAGTGCGGCGAAATCAATCTGCGCGTCATCAGCACGATCGAACACGCTCTGATCTAAGCGAGCCATCCATGAACAATTTCGAACTGAACACGATCGAGCAAGCCGCCGCGATGATTGCCCGCCTGAACGCTTTCATCCTCGCGAACGGCCTGACGATGGAGAACGCAGCGCTGACCGGCGAGGCCGAAGCCCGCGCCAAGACGCTCAGCATCATCGCCAAAGTGCATCGCGAGACGGCCTGATGCGCTACCTAAACAAACCGGAGCCGATAATATGACCCGCCTCGCGTACTATCGCCACCTGAGAGCGCAGGGCTTCGCGGCCCTTGACGCGTATCGATACATCAAGCATTGGCGCTAGAATGACGCATCGCCCGCACGCGCGGGCTTTTCCACGTCGACGCCATGAAAAAGACCATCACCGCAGTGCTCGCAGTCGCCTCGCTCAGCGCTCACGCCTACACAATCGGGCCGCCCGACGAGAAATGTCCTGATGGCGTCATTTGGTCCGATGGCATGCGCACATGTCGCGACCTCAAGGAAGAGAAGCAACGCGCGGCAATCTCAGCCGGCAATGAGCGCTACGCCTCAAAGCGTATCCAGAGCATTCCGGGAATCTGCGTCGGAGACGATTGCAACCGCATCTACAAGATTCAGCACTGGGACGCGCGAACCGGGCAAATGCTGAACTAGAGCTGCGCCATCGCCACCGGATCGCAGCACACCGCGCCGAGCGCCTTCCAGTGATCGCACCAGAAGCAACGGACCTCGCGCGCGTCTTGGGGCTGATTCTCGTGCGCGCGCGGGTAGTTAGTGACTCGGTAGCGAATCGCTTCACGCAGCTCGTCGTTCATCCGTCCCACCCTTCATTTTGTCTCAGCGCGTCATTCACGAGCAGAACCCGCCTAGCCCTGTCGGGCATCCCTGCTGCGTGCAGACATAGCCCATCACGCCATTCAGCACGATTCCGCACTTGCCGCACTTGTTCATATCCCATCCGATCTGCGGTCCGGGCGTCGGAACCTGCTTTGCGAGGCGCCGCACATCTTCCCGCAGCGCCTTTACCTCGCGCATTACGTCATCGAGCGTAACGGGTTCGCGCAGTAGCACCTCGTCTCGCTTTTCGTCGGCACAAAACGTAGCTAGCGCCCCGCGCAATTGCTCTTGCTGCGCCGGAGTCAGGTCAGGCTTCGGCGTTCCATCCGCGTTGAAGCAGTAGAAACCGCCCTCGCAGCCGATTGACGCGCAGCCGCCAGGCTTGCACTTGCCCTCGATCATCCAAACCTCGCAACACGCATGAACAGAATGTGCGCGTAGTCGCGCATGTGGCCGATCTGCCGGTCGAGCAGGAAACGATCGGTGTCGGGCAGGGCGCGGTATGCGTCGCTTCGCAGGAACGCGCAGAGCTTGCCGATACGCTCGTCGAGTTCGGCTTTCTCGTCGATCACGCGTTGTTGCCAGTCGGGGCGAACGGGGAAGAGCGGCATGTATTCGCGCTCGTAATCGTCCACGCTCCGCGCGATCGGCTCGACCAGGAGCATCATTCCGGCTTCGTCTATCATCTCTTTCCCCGAACAGTGGAAATTGTTATTGGCTGTTAAGTTTGAGGGAGGCCGGGGACTCGAACCCCGATTCGCGTTTGAGCTTCACCTGTGGCTCGTTACCGCTTCCCCGCTAGCGCTAGCATCGCGCGGGAACCCAGAAGTCAGCCCCTCCCGAAACCGCTCACCTTGTCGAGCACATCGCCGCCCACCGATCTAGCTCGATCGACCAGAGCCACGCCGCGCGAGCGTAGGCGTTCGCCCACATTCCGAAGCATTCGAATGCGTCAGTCACGAACATGGGTGCTCCTGTAGGGGTGCGCGCTACCGGCCCGTATGTGTTGCCGGGTGCCTGCCCTGACCGGCAGCGCGCGAAAGGGTTACGCAGGCTTGCGCGCCCGTTTCCGCTCTTCACGGAGCACGTGATCGAGCGTCGGCGCCGTGCCGTTGACGTCGAGCCATCGAATCGTGAACTCGCGCTGCTCGACTTCCTCCATTTGCACGAAAGCGCCATCGATCGGCAGCGCGCCGAACGACATCACAGGATGGCGCCGGAAATAGCGGGTGACTTTGCCGCGCCGATCAGGGAGCTGAGCGACAAGCGTTTGCCACATACCCGCATCGGTTTCAGTGTCTACAGCCGCGCGCATGCCCGCATCGAATGCGTCGAGAACGATTTGCTGAATATCGACCCGATACGGATCGCCAACACGTGCAATCGCATCGAATGCAGCGCGAACCGCTTCGTATCGCTCGCGCTGACTCATTTCGCGACCTTCACCCGACGCTTGCGCTGCGCCGCTCGACGCTCGCGCGATGCGTCTTTCTCTGCCTGCGTGATCGTGCGAGCTGTGACGACGGGGGAGATGTAGCGGATTGTCATTGGATTCCTTTTTAGGTTGCGGGTGCAGTGAGGCCGCGCCACTTGTCACGCTGATGCGCCGATCGAATGTCTCGCCAGTCAAAAGCGCGCTCAGGCGTTTCCGCCGCGTACCCCCAGCACGCGCCATTCCAAAACTGGAACCACTTACGGCCGAACGCAGGCGCAGTCTCATAAACCCCGGCGTGCACCGGATTAACATTGCCCGGATACCAGGCCGTCATTTTTGCTTTTCTCATCCATCTCTCCCTAGGTAGGGGCAAAGCGCCGAGCGGTGCGCGACCTTATCGCCATCGCTGGTAGGCGGAACGGTCAAGCCGTCACCCGCGCATTCACGCTCGACGCCTCGCCCCATGATCAGCCAAGCAGCTGCACGACCGTCGACGCAAGACCGACAGCGACGCCGATCCAGAGCGTGCCGAGCACCATGCCGATGACGAATTCTTTCGCGGCGCTCATTCGGTCACCCGAACGACTTCGCCCGGCTTTTTCGCCTCGCGTTTGTGCGGAGCTTCGCGCTTCAAATCCTTCTCGGAATAGCCCGGCTTGCGGTCGGGATCGTCGGCTTCAGGCTCTTCGAAAGCCCCGCCCGGACAGATGCCGACAAGGATCGGAAGGGCGATGCGACCCGCTGAGCCGAGCGAATCGGCAACGTCCTCAGGGTCGAGCGTTCCCGCGATGACCTGGCGTATCAGACCTTCCATCGCCTCGCGGTAGTTCGGATTCTCTGCCGCCCATGCCGGCGCGACTTGCCGCCCCGTATCTGCCTGCCATTGGCGCACTACCTCGTGGGTGATTTGCGCGTAGATGCGTTCTTGTCTCACCTGATACCCCGTATCGTCGTTAGATGCAGTGCGTGGCCGAACGGGACCGGCCCCGTCGTTTCATATCCCGCGTACTGTAGGACAAATCTTACCATACCTTCAGGGGATTGAAACGCCGAAAAGAGAGCGTAAAGCATCGGTTTTACCCCTATCGGATAAACAGCGAAGATATTTGTTGACTGTTACGCTACCTTGCGGATATGCTTCACCCATACACCAACACCGCGAAGGGGACCGAAATGCTGCGCTACCATGACGAACTGGACTACGCCGACAACTACGACGAGGAAGAGATGACAGACGAGGAACGCCGCGCAGCTCGTGACGAGCGCGACGCGGATCGATACTTTGCCCGGATGGACGAATGAATGAATAGACCGCAACTTGCAGCGCTGCCTAAGCACCTGCTCGTCGAGCTTTACCGGCGAGTGATCGGTGCGCCGGGCGACTATGCCCGAAACCCGAAGTCGTTCTACCTAAAGGCGCTCGACGCCAGGGAGGGAACCGAACTTGCCAACATACTAGCGACCATCGAGCGCAAGCCGCGAAAGATTCAGCGGCGGACGATCGAGAAGCGGAACGCACTAGAGAATGCGAAAGAGTTTCGCGCAATCTGTAAAGCGCTCGTCGATTGGGGCGATGACCTTGCGGACAATCGCGAAGCACTGCGCAAGCTTCAGGCGCGCGCGCGTGTAGCACTGGAATGAGGTTCGGTGTGCCCGGTTGCGAGGTTCCGGGCTTCCGACTGATTGGCATTGGATCATGGGTGGCAACCCGATCCGCCGCGCCGCTCCGTTGAGCGGCTTTTCGTTTTACGTCAGAGATTCGCGCGGTCGCGCATGTATCGCACCGGCCATCGGGGAATGGTTGCGGCACTGGCCTTACCTTCGGGTTTCGCGCCTCACCGCCCGTAGCGGCTGGGAAGGGCGCCGGATAAGCGGCTTCGATGCGTTGCGCATCAGACAAGGCGCGAAACCCGAAGGAGCCAGTTACGCCGGCTAGTCGGCCCGATTTGAACTCGGGACTTGTGTTTTCGAGCAGGAAAAAGAAAGGGCGCCGAGGTTTGACCCAGGGCGCCCTTGAAGCACTGCTACGGAGAGTTCTTGCGGATTACTTCAACATGACAGAATTGTAGTTTAGCTATTCACACCTGTCAATACCCTAAAGAGACGAAACATATCGAAATTTAGTGTGTTGCGTTCATGCAACGCAAAAACTCCATCCGCTCGCTGTGATTCAACATCGAGAGGGCTATCAAAAACTCATCTTCGCTCACCACCGAGGGCGCGACGATCTGAGCGCCTTCGTTTGCCAGAGTAGGGACTGCAATGCTTTGTTCGCTCAACATTTTCTTTTGATCCTAGGGGTGTCAGATCGGCAGTCACAGCACCGACAGGGACCGATCTTACGCCCACGGCAAACGTTGGACAAGAGCATTCTTCAGCAATTTATTACATCTCAATTCAACAACACGCAACAATTTCCGATCGCTTTATGGTAGTTGTAACTGGTAACAACTACCGGAGTTCTGTTACGTCTTAAATTTGCTCGACATGGCCTTTAGCAGAGCCGTCTGCGCTCGGATCGGGTCATTTCGGTAGAGCTGAATCGCCGTCTCTAAGAACGCCAGTTCGTCGGCGTCGGTCGGCTCTGGCGGCTCTGCGGCGACATGCGCGGGCTGCGCCTGCTCAGCGCGCTCGTTCTTCTCGTGCTCTCGATCCATCCAGCCGTCGGACAGCTTGAACGCCTGCTCGATCTTGCGCGCGGTCGTTCGGCCGATGCCTTTGTACTTGGTATTGATGTGTGACATGTACGCCTCGCGCACTCCGACCCTCTCGCCGAAGAGCTTCAACATACCTTTCTCTGGCGCACCTGGATCGTCTCTCCGAACTACCTCTTTGAATTGCTCAAAAAGGTGTTTGAAGTTGCGGTAACGAATCTCTGAAATGTCCATTTTTGGTCCGGTAGGCAGTGTAATTTTGGGTTCTGTGCCGCTTTGATACGGAACCATACCACGGTGATACGAAGCGCTGCAATAGAAACCCCACACTAAATAGACGCGTTTTGTCTGAATCTTATGATATGACATCTCTTTTTGTGCTTGCATCACACCTCAGAGGTGGCTATACTACCCTAATCGAATAAACATAGAGAGGGAATGGTATGCGATCCAAGGCAGATGGAAACATGTTCGGCTATCCGTTTTTCATGGAAGATGAAATGCGAGCACTGCCGCCGATTCCCGCTCAACAGGTATGGAAGCAGATCGGCCACGAAGCCATGCGCGACCTGTGCGAACAAGCCGACGTAAGTTACCCGGTTTTTTCGCTCGTGCGGATCGGCAACAAGAATCTGTCATATGCCGCCGCCCGTCGTCTTCAGAATGTGACGTACATGGCTCTCGGAATCGTCATCAACCTCGACACGCTCTGTGGCGCGGTCGCATACCGAGAGAATGAAGAGGAACTCGACAAGCGCGCATTCGAGGCGGCGAAGGTGCCGGCGTGAAGCGACCATCATTCCAATTCTATCCGGGCGACTGGCTGAACGATTCAGCCCTGCGCATGGTGTCGGTCGGCGCTCGCGGCTTGTGGATCGATATGCTTTGCCACATGCACCAAGGTTCGCCTTATGGTTTTCTGAAGGTTAATGGCAAGGTTATCCTTCCAGCCAACCTTGCGCGCATGACAGGGGCAACCTTGCAGGAGGTCGAAGGTTATATCGAGGAACTGGAAAGCGCCGGCGTGTTCATGCGCGATGATGAGGGGTGCATCTACTCAAAGCGCATGATTCGCGACGAGGAAATACGCCAGAGCCGTGCTGCGGGCGGTTCCAAGGGCGGAAACCCGGCGCTTTTGGCGAAGAAAACAGGGCCGCAGAAGGATAACCTTCCTGCCAACCTTCAGCCAACCCCTTCATCTTCATCTTCATCTTCATCTTCATCTTCAGAGGAAGAGAAAAGCGCGCGCTCTTCGAGCGCTCGCGCTGCGCGCTTCGACGCTCTCGCATGGCTCACAGAGCGCGGAGTCGATGATCAGCTTGCAAGCGATTGGCTTGTGGTCCGCAAGCAGGGAAAGGGCGCGAACACGGTCACGGCGTTCGAGGCGCAGGCGCAAGCAGCAGAAAAAGCCGGCATTAGCCTTAGCGACGCCGTTCGTTTCTGCGTGACGCAGCCTAGGCCGTGGGTCGGCTTCAATGCGGACTGGTACGCCGAGCGCACAGGGCGCCAGCAGCAGAGCGCGCTCGACCTTGCGCAGCAGGTTCAGCGCACCGCAGGGCCGCGCAATCCGGGCGGGTACGTGAGCAAGCAGGAACAACTCGAACGCAATAACCGCGCGGTTGTCGAGCGATTCGCGGCGCGCATAAAGGCTGAAGAGGCCGAAAAGGGGAACAGCGATGAAACAGAATGACCAACTTCGTCTCGCCGCAGTGCTGGCCGATGTTCACGCCTTCTATCGCCAGGATTTTTCGGACTTCGCCCTGAACGTGTGGACAATGGCGATGGAGCCGTTCGACATTGCCGCGGTCGAACGCGCGCTCGGACAGCACGCCATGAACCCCGATTCCGGGCAGTGGTGCCCGAAGCCCGCCGACGTCGTGAAAATGCTGCAAGGCTCGACGAAGGATTCCGCCAACAGCGCATGGTCGTCGGTCGATTACGCGATCCGCACGCGTGGCGATCAGTATTCGGTCGTGTTCGACGATCCGCTGATTCACCGCGTCGTCGAGGATATGGGGGGCTGGATCAAACTGTGCCGCACCGACTCCGAGCAGTACCCGTTCACGCAAAACGAGTTCGTGAACCGTTACCGCGGCTACAAGATGCGCGGGGAAGTGCCGCCGTACCCGTCGAAACTCATCGGCACGCCGGAGGATTACAACGCGCGCCAGGGCTACCCGGTTCAGCCCCCTTTGCTGATCGGCGACCCGAAGAAGGCGCAACTCGTGCTGCAAAACGGCTCGAACACGCCGCGCATCGCATTCACCGAGGCGACCAAATTTTTGCCCGCAAATGCTACCCCGACGAGAGCATTTGCGTTAAAATCACCTGAGGATATTCCAACCGCATAGGCCAGAAATGACCGCATCGACCAGCATAGAAGCACTCGACGAGCACCGCGCCGAAGGAAAAGCCGACCGCCAGCGCATCGCCGTCGAGCGCTTCTTGCGGACGATCTACCCGGCCGGCGTCACGCGCAACGCCATATCCCGCGCGCTGCGTCTGCCGATCCAGTCGGTGACGGGGCGCGTGAATGAACTGCTCGCGACTGGCACCGTGATCGAGCCGGGCGCACGGATCAAAGACCCGATTACGCGGCGCACATGCAAGCTCGTCGCGAGCGCGCCGGATTTGTTCGCATGACGTGGGCGAGGCGCGGCGACACGCGGAACCCACTGGATATTTTGATCGAGCGCGAAGAGCGCAACCCGGAGTGCAGGCACTGCACATGGTCATTAGGCAAAACGGAACTGCTGGGAGACTGGATATGCGCGAAGGATCGAGTAATGCGGGCGCGGTGCGTGGAGTTCACCCCTTTGCAACGGTACATCGAGCGCTCGAAAGCGTTTTCGAAACGCTCGCGCTAGCCTCCGCGGTGAAGGTTCCGGGTTACTCCGAGTCCGTCGCGCGATCCACCGTGACAGAGAAGCGGGGGTGGGAGGATGAAATTACAGACGCAGCATGGGCGATGCAAGCCATCGACTCGACGCTGAGCGCCGTCGAGCGCGCCGCAGTCATCGCGCGCTATCACCGCGACCCTGGCACGCTGCGCAAGTACGAGGGGCGCCGCTGGAGCGCGCAGAAGGCCGACGACGCTGATCAGAAGCACGCGCAAGCCCTCGCGCTGCTCAAGTTCCACCTGAGCCACCTGCACGCGAATTCGGGGCTCCTAGAGGCCATCATCGAACGCGAATTCACGTTCGGCGAAGCGTACATGCCGACGACCGTGCAGATAGCGAAGGATTGCGGCGTCTCGCAAGCGAGCGCATCGCGCCTAGGAACGAAAGTCGCGCGCGCCGTTCACGCTCTCGAAGTTCGCGCACACCAGGCGCTTCAGGCTCGTTTCGCCGAGCTAGGGTTTGTGCCGAGCTAATTTCATCTCTTTTGGAGAGAAAACGCTTGACACTACCCACCATTGAGATATGATTCATCTCAACGCAGCACACAACCCACCAGCGAAAGGAAACACGATCATGAGCCAGACCAAATCTCCCGCGCAGTTCAAAGAACTCATCGAAGCAGCTCGATTCAGCGCCCGCAGCGGCGTCGAAGTCGCCGAAATGCTGATCAAGCAAGACGGCGGCGACGCCCGCTCAAGCCGCGTATACCTCGCGCAGCAGCAAGCCCGCGCAATCGAAATCGAGCGCCAAATCACCATCCTCGAACGCATGTCGACGCTCTTGACCAAGGTGCTGTCATGAGCACGCGAATGTTCGATTGGACGATCGCGATCGTCTTTGGAATGTTCCTCGCCTACTGTGCCGCCTACGGACTCAACCCGATATGAGCGACGACGACCGCGAAGCGCAGCAATACCTCGAAGAGCAGGAACAGCAGTATCTAAAAACCCACGGAGAGAACGAAAATGGAAACGAATCAAGCCCCGAAGGTGTACGCCGCAATAGCCGCTGTGATGTCCGCAATGTCGAAGGCCGGCATCGCCAAGGATCGCCAGAACGTGCAGCAGAAGTATGCTTTTCGTGGGATTGACGACGTTTACAACGCGCTTTCGTCGATCCTCGCGGAGCACCGCCTGATGATGTTGCCGAACCAGCTTGAGCGCGTCGTGACCGAGCGCAAGAGCAATAACGGCGGCGTCCTGTTCTCGGTGACGGTCAAGGTCGAATTCACGTTCGTATGCGCCGACGACGGCAGCTCGCACAAGTGCGTGATGTACGGCGAGGCGATGGATTCGGGCGACAAAGCGACGAACAAGGCCGCGAGCGCTGCGTTCAAATACGCTGCGATGCAAGCCTTCTGCATCCCGACCGAAGGCGACAATGACGCCGACGCGCATACGCACCAAGTCGCCGCGCAAGCCATGAAGCCCGCCGACGTCAAGCGCCACGTCGCCGCGATCAAGGGCGCAAAGACTGGCGAAGCGCTCAAAGCCGCGTTCGATGCCGCGCGCAAGCATGCGAGCGAACTGAACGACGCCGACGCTTACGAGCAATTCAAGCTCGCAAAGCAGGAAGTCATCGACGCGCACACGAAGCAAGAGCCGGCCGAAGCCGCAGCGTAATCACACACCCGGCGCCAGAGCGCGCCGGCATACGGAGAAGATGACCATGAACCAAAAATACATCATCACCATCGGTTACACGAAACTTGCGTTTGATGACCGCGAAATCGCGATGCGCGCATACGCGATGCTGATGGACTCGACGCCGATCACGTCTGCATCGTGCTACCCGCATACGCCGCCCGAGTCGATGAAAAGCATCGATTGGGTTCGCGAGGCGGGCAACACAGAAATCGAGCTCAAGCGTGTTGACGCAAGCAAGTTCGCGCTTCACATGACGAATAGCGAGTACCGCGAAAAGTGCAAGCCGCGCCCGACCGAAATCGACGGCGAAGCGCGCTTGGTAGACGAGTCGCGCGTTGCTGCAATCGCAGGGCCGTCCGGCGACGACATCATCGACGTTGACTCGCCGTTCTAACAATCACACCCGGCGCCCTCGCGCGCCGGATAGCGAAGAGAGGGATGATATGAGTGCAAGAGAGAACACTGGCGAGTACTTCAGTGTCGAGCAGGCATCCGCGCATGCCGCCGAGTTCTGCCGGAAGAATC